AACAAGAATGTATATATAAAAGATGATAATATACCTATTATCACTCAACCAGTTTTTCACAAAGGAGACTTTCTACTTAAAAAACTTAAAACGATATCTCAACTGAGAGACTATCACCCTGCAAAACAAATAATAGAACGAAGAAGAATACCAAGTCGTTTTCATTACAAGTTGTATTTTGCACCTAAGTTTTTTGAGTGGGTTAACAAGATTGTACCAAATAAATTTCCGTCTAATATAAAAGACCACCCTAGATTGGTGATACCTTTTTTAGATAAACGAAACAAAATGTTTGCATTTCAAGGAAGGGCATTTGGTAAAGAAGAACCAAAATATTTTACAATTAGTCTAAATGAAGATAGAAAGATTTATGGTTTAGACAAAGTTAATTGGTTTAAAAAAGTTTATGTAGTAGAAGGACCAATAGACAGTTTATTCTTAGACAACTGTGTTGCTACGGCAAATTCAGATTTAAGAATTGAAGAAAAAAAACAGGATATAATTTTAGTACCAGACAATCAACCTAGAAATCTAGAAATAGTAAAAAGAATTCAGACTTTCATAGACCAAGACTATTCAGTTTGTCTATGGCCTGGACATATAAAAGAAAAAGATATAAATGATATGGTTTTATCAGGTACCAAAGATATAAAACAAATAATTAATGAGAATACCTTTAGAGGACTAGAGGCGAAAGCACATTTCAAGACATGGAGAAAAATTAATGGTTAATACAACTTACACATTACCAACGAAGTATCAAGAGTTCATTCATTTATCAAGATATTCAAGATGGTTACCAAAAGAGAATAGAAGAGAAACATGGTCAGAAACTGTTTCAAGATATTTTGATTTCTTTGAACAACATTTACAAGATAATTGTAAGTTTAAATTAGATAGTGAAACTAGAGGTGAGTTAGAAGATGCAGTTCTAAGTTTAAAAATAATGCCCTCAATGCGTTGTTTAATGACCGCAGGAGAGGCACTGAGAAGAGAAAATATTGCAGGTTATAATTGCAGTTATGTTGCCGTAGATAAACCACAAGCATTTGATGAAATACTATATGTTCTAATGAATGGCACTGGTGTAGGGTTTTCAGTAGAAAGACAATTTGTAAGTAAATTACCAACTGTTGCAGACGAATTTCATATGAGTGATACTACTATTGTTGTACAAGATAGTAAACTTGGTTGGGCAAAAGCATTTAAAGAACTTGTTGCAATGTTATATCATGGTCAAATACCAAAATGGGATTTACATAAAGTAAGACCAGCAGGTGCAGTTTTGAAAACATTCGGTGGTCGTGCATCAGGTCCAGAACCACTTGAAAGATTATTTCAATTCACAAAAGAAATATTTCAAAACGCCGCTGGCAGACAATTAAGTTCTATTGAGTGTCATGATATAGTTTGTAAAACGGCAGAAATAGTAGTTGTAGGTGGTGTTCGTAGAAGTGCATTAATTAGTTTATCAAACTTATCAGACGATAGAATGAGAATTGCTAAAAGTGGTCAATGGTGGATTGATAACGGTCAAAGGGCACTAGCAAATAATTCTGCCTGTTATACTGAAAAACCAGATATGGGTATTTTTATGGACGAGTGGAAATCACTTTACGAGTCTAAGTCTGGTGAAAGAGGTATTTTCAATAGAGCATCGGCACAAAGAATTGCAGAAAAAAGTGAAAGAAGAAATACAGAATATGATTTTGGAACAAACCCATGTTCAGAAATAATCCTACGAAGTAGAGAATTTTGTAATTTATCGGAAGTAGTAGTAAGACCAGAAGATACAGAAGACACTTTATTAAACAAAGTTAAACTTGCAACAATACTTGGAACTATACAATCTACATTAACTAACTTTAAATATGTTACAAAAGATTGGAAAAAGAATTGTGAAGAAGAAAGATTGTTAGGTGTATCTCTTACAGGTATCATGGACAATAAGTGGACTGCTGGTAAACTACCTGGTTTACACACACTACTACAAAATCTTAGACGAATGAGTATTGATACAAATAAAGATTGGTCTAAAATGTTAGGTATAAATCAATCAACTGCGATTACTTGTGTAAAACCATCTGGTACTGTATCACAACTTGTAGATAGTGCAAGTGGTATTCATGCAAGACATAATCCATATTATATTAGAACAGTAAGAGGTGATAAAAAAGACCCTTTAACAAAGATGATGGTTGATATGGGGTTTCCTGCTGAAGATGATGTTATGAAACCACTTGATACAACTGTGTTTTCTTTTCCTATTAAGTGTAGTGAAGATGCAGTTTTTAGACAAGATATGAACGCAATAGAACAACTAGAATTATGGAAGTTATATCAAGAACATTGGTGTGAACATAAACCATCAGTAACTATTTCTGTAAAAGAAGAAGAGTGGTTTGAAGTTGGTGCATGGGTTTACAAAAACTTTGATTTAATGAGTGGTGTAAGTTTCTTACCTTATAGTGAACATACATATAAACAAGCACCGTATCAAGATTGTGATGAAAAACAATTTAAAGACTTAGAAAGAAAAATGCCTATTGATGTTGATTGGACAAAATTATCAAATTTTGAAAAATCAGACTCAACAGTAGGTTCACAAGAACTTGCCTGTTCTGCTGGTTCTTGTGAGATACAGTAATGAAAAGAAAAATTATTTATTGTGACTCTTGCGATGCAGAGTTTAAAATAAATCACGATATGAACGATGAATATTACGAAATAAAATATTGTCCATTTTGTGGTTCTGAAATTGACGAAGAATATGAAGATGATATTGACGAGGATTATTAATATTGAAAACTCAAAGTGCAAAATCTAAAGGTAGAAGATTACAAAAATGGTTTCGTGAATTACTGATTGAAAAATTAAGTATTCATGAAGAAGATATAGAAAGTCGTTCTATGGGTGCAGGTGGTGAAGATTTAATCATGGCAAGGGCGGCAAGAGAAAAGTTTCCATACTCTATTGAATGTAAAAATCAAGAGAAAGTAAATATCTGGTCAGCAATGAAACAATCAAGAGAAAATTGTGGTAAGTATGAACCTATTGTTGTTCTTAAAAAAAATAATGAAAAACCTCTTGTGTTGTTAGATGCAGAATACTTTGTAAAACTTCACGATGAAGAATAATGTTTTCTTTACCACAAAATTCAAAAATAATCAAAGGTAAAACTTTTGGTAAGTCAAAAGATTTGACTCTTAACATCTATCGTTGGAACCGTGATAGTGGTAATAATCCTAGTATAGACAAATATCATTTAGATAAATCTAAAATAGGTCCTATGGTTCTTGATGCAATCATGCATATCAAAAATAATATAGACCCGACACTTACATTTAGAAGAAGTTGTAGAGAAGGTATTTGTGGTAGTTGTTCTATGAACATTAACGGCACAAATACTCTTGCCTGTTTAACACCACTAGATAAAAAAGAATACGATGTTTATCCACTACCACATATGAGTGTGATAAAAGATTTAATTGTAGATTTAAAACCATTCTTTGACCAATACAAAAGTATTAAACCTTATGTTGTTATAGATGAAAAACCTGATAAAGAACACATACAATTACCAGAAGATAGAAAGAAATTAGACGGACTATATGAGTGTATTATGTGTGCCTGTTGTTCTACTTCATGTCCAAGTTATTGGTGGAATAGTGATAAGTTTTTAGGTCCTGCAATATTACTTCAGGCATATCGTTTTATAGTAGATAGTAGAGATAAAATAAAAAAAGAACGAATTGAAATGTTAAACGATGCATTTAAATTATATCGTTGTCATACTATAATGAATTGCACTAAGACTTGCCCAAAAGGTTTAAATCCAGCAAAAGCAATATCAGAAATAAAAAAACTTCAAATATCAAATTAAATTAAAACAACACTTGACAATCTTTTTAACTTGTGGTACTATAATATCATGAAAAGAGTATTATCACAATTAGAACTATCAATAGACAATCTTAAAGATATTAGTAAGTATATGAAAGAGAAAAAAACAGGTCTGATTACAGGCATAAGTTTTGAGAATTTCATTGACCACTATACTGATATGATAGACTCTGAAGTGAGAAAACTTGAAAATTATAATAACTTTAAAAAGAAACAGGTGAACGATGATTTGGTGCTTTAACGAACACAGAGATATTCCACTAGACATTAAACTATTTTTAGAAAATGCCTCTGGTGAACCTTTGAAGAAACTATCAATAAAAGACATTAATAGTTTTTTAACAGATTACGATGACTTTAATGACAATGTTTTAGGAAAGGACTATATACAAGATGAGGTATAATGGTTTTAAAAGAAATAGAAATAAATTTCAAGAACCTAAATTGAAAGGCACGGCAGTTGCAGTTCAAAATGGTAATGTAGATAAAGCAATTAGAAAACTAAAAAAGAAGTTACAAAAAGAAGATTTCTTCAATGAGATGAGAAGAAGAGAATTTTTTGAAACAAGAAGTGAAAGAAAAAGAAAAGAAAAGGCGGCGAGTACGAGAAGATGCAAAAGAAAACAAGAGAAAGTAAAGGCGTAACAAGTTTAAAATGGTTTGGTTCTGTACTACTATTGATAGGATTATGTTTTACATCTTTTAATATATATCCTACAAATCTATATTTTATGACCACTGGTAGTATAGTATGGATTGTTGTAGGATATAAATGGAAAGACGGTTCTATTATGTTATTAAATAGTGTTGGATTAATTATATCTATTGCAGGACTTATTAATTATTGGATATAAATATGAATATGGATAAGAAAAGTAAAAATATCATTCAGTTTCCTAAAAAGTTTAAGGGTAAAAGAGAAGTAAAATTACCTGATTACGATGTTATGCAACTGAATGAAGATGTTGCATTTGCAGACAATCTTACAGAAGGGTTGATTGTGCAAATAGTTCACATATTGAATGAGAACGGTATTCAAGTTAGTGACAAACAATTTATATCAGACTTAGCATTTATCATTGAGTCTTTGAAATCAAGTATCTACAGAGATTTAGATATTACTCACGATATGCAAGAGTTGATGGATGAATTCATGATTACTAAATTTGATGATAAAACTAAGAAAATGAATACTACATTTGATATGGAACTCATACCAAAGTTTTTAAAAAAAGTAAAAGAATTAAAAAAAGATAAATGATTTTAGTTGATATGAACCAGGTTACAATTAGTAATCTGATGATACAAATGAATAACAGTGAATTAAATGAAGATATGGTTCGCCATATGGTTCTTAATTCTCTTCGTTCTTATAAAACAAAATTTAGTGAATACGGTGAACTTGTTCTTTGTTATGATGACAAACACTATTGGCGTAAAGAATATTTTCCTAATTATAAAGCAAATCGTAAAAAAGATAGAACCGAGTCTAGTCTAAATTGGAATGAATTATTTGATACATTAAATAAAATTCGTGATGAGATTAAAGAAGTTTTTCCATATAAAGTATTACAAGTAAAGGGTGCAGAGGCAGACGATATTATTGCAACAATAGTAAAGGTAGTATCAGAAACACCTAATTTATTTGAGAATATATTAATTATGTCAGGCGATAAAGATTTTATACAATTACAAAAACACTCTTTTGTAAAACAATATTCTCCAACATTAAAAAAATATGTGAATGGTGTTGACCCTTATCAATATCGTGCAGAACATATTTTTAGAGGTGATAGGGGTGATGGTATACCAAACATATTATCACCAGATGATACATTTGTAGAGAATAAAAGACAAAAACCTTTAGGTAAGAAAAAAGTTCAAGAGTGGTTATCAAAAGGTACTTGGCCAATAGAAGATTGGCAAGAAGAAGTAAAACGAAACTATCAGAGAAATAAAACTTTGATAGACTTTGAGTGTGTTCCAGATGACATTTTTAAGAACATACATATTACTTGGGTAGAGTATAAAAAAGGTGATAAAAGTAAAATACTACCATATTTTATGAAACACCGATTGAGAGAACTAACTGAAAGACTAGGAGATTTTTAATGGCATATACTGATAATGAAAATGTAGAAGTAGTTGGTGTTAAACCACTTATTCATGAAATTTTAACTTTAGTGAATAATGCAAAAGTAAAAGAAAAGAAAGTCGCAGTGTTGAGAAAACATGATAGTGCAGGTTTAAGAGTAGTTTTAAAATCATCTTTTGACCCTAAAATTACTTGGCGATTACCAAAAGGTGATGTACCATTTATGAAAAATGATGCACCAGAAGGTACTGAACATACAAGACTTGATAAAGAGGCAACTAGATTGTATCACTTTATCAAGGGTGGTAACGATAAACTTAATCAATTAAGATGTGAAAAAATGTTCATACAAATGCTAGAGGGGTTACAAGAGAATGAGGCAGAAGTTTTGATAAATGCAAAAGATAAAATTCTTCATCAAAAATATAAAGGTCTGTCAAAACAAGTTGTACAAGAGGCATTTTATTGGGACGATGATTTTTTAGATACAAGACACCCAAAATATGGTACTAAAAAGGGTTGACATATATAATTAATCTGTTATACTATAATAGATATTAATTTTATTAAATAGGTATATTATGTTATTTTGGTTTTATTTTATTACAGGTTTTATATTAACAGTTCTGGCGGCGGGTGCAGTAGACGGTGATGCCTCTCTCACTACTCTTTCCGTCTTGTCCGTCGCTGGAAGTATGTTTCTAATACTCGCAATGTTTGATAATTTTAAGAATGGCGATTAAGAACATACTTTTAGAGGTACTAGAGAGACACCATCTTTCTAGTATCTCTTTTTTTAAAGAGAGAGGTACTATGTTAAAATATTTAATAGGTGGTACATTAACAGTTATTATAGGTCTTTCTTTATTCAAAGAAGACAGTACACCAATTAGAGACTGGACAGATGATGTCAAACTTGATATCACTTTTCCAAATGTACAACCAACAATTACTTACATTGACACTACTCAAGTTACTTGTCTTGCAAAGAATATGTATTTTGAGGCAAGAAGTGAAGGTATTGCAGGTCTTGTTGCCACAACACAAGTAGTGTATAATCGTCTAGAAAGTGAAGATTATCCAAATACTATTTGTGGTGTTATAGAACAAGCAAAATTATCACAATGGTGGTTGAAAGAAAAAGGTATTGAAAAACCTATTAAAAATAAATGTCAATTCAGTTGGTTCTGTGATGGTTATTCTGACGAACCAAAAGATGAAAAAACATACAATGAGATTTACAATCTTGCAGAAGAATTTATTGCAGGTAAACATAAAAGTATGATTGATATAACTGATGGTGCAATGTGGTATCATGCAGACTATGTACACCCAAGGTGGGCAGATTATAAAGAAGTAACAACTAAAGTAGGAAGGCATATATTTTACAGATGAACATATTTTATACAAACGAAGACCCTAAAGTTGCGGCGATAGAACATTGTGATAAACACTCAGTAAAAATGTGTGTTGAATATGCACAACTTTTATCAACTGCACATAGACTATTAGATGGCAAAGAATTTACTGGTAAATCTAAAACAGGCAGAAATGTTAAACGATGGAAACTACCAATAGATTTTATGGATAAAAATATTATGTTGGCGTGTCATACTAAACACCCTTCTGCTATGTGGTGTAGAGAAACAAAAGGTAACTATACTTGGTTACTTCATTTGTTAAAACATTTATTAAAAGAGTTTACATATAGATATGGTACAAGACACTCAGTAGAAGACAGAATACCATATTTAAATATGTTACCACAGAATATTAATATGTCACCAGAAGTTACTCAGATGCCACAGTGTATGCCTGAACATCTTAAAATACCAGGCAATCCTATTGCCGCCTACAAGAACTACTATATACAAGATAAGGTAAGATTTGCCACTTGGAAAAATAGGAGTATACCAGAATGGTTTCAACAAAAGGATATTGGGATATGATTAATGAACATATTATTAATAGTGATTTAAAATATTTAGAAACAAAAAATGTAGAAGATACAAGAGAAAAATTAAAAGAAAATTATTTAGATAAAGAAGAACTTTATAAGTTTGAAATATACCAGTTACAAAAACAAGTACAAAATTTGTATATCAAAATAAAAGATTTAAATGAACAGATATATGAATTGACAAATAAGAAATAGATGATATAATCATATCATGAAATTATTAAATAAAAAGTCCTCAGTTACTTTACCAATAGAGATTATAAACGAAGATAAGATTACAAGCAAAGGTAATCTTAAAAATAAAGTTGATGTTAGTGGTGAACAACTAGAACACAATATAAATCAAGTTTACTCTTATTGGTCTCAAAGAGGGTTTCCATATTACCCCACAGATAAATCTTGGCGTCAAGAAAAGTTTGATACTTTGATGAAGACAGATTATAAATCTCTAATAAGTGAAAGTGGTGTGATTAAACCTAATCTAACAGGTCTATCACTTGCATGGTCTTATATGCCACATAGTTTTGGCATTAGATGTGGTAAGATGAATACACCTATGGAGATATATCAAAATGAAGAACACTACAAAAAAGGTATTAGAAAACTTTTGACAGGTTCTTTTTTTGGTATATTTACAGTTGATGATTTAATGCCTGTAAGTAGAAACTTATTTGGTGAAATGACAGAGACTTCACCTAAAGCAAAATTTAAATCAGAGTCAACAATGAGGTCATTACTTAGAAGATATACTGGTACTCAATGTGTATCTAATTTTAGACCTACAAGTGCCGCCGCACTTTATTATAGATTTACGAAACCTAATGATGTTGTATGGGATATGTCTATGGGTTATGGTGGTAGAATACTCGGTGCAATATTGGCAGATGTAAATTATATTGGCACTGACCCTGCTACACCTACATATAACGGTCTTACACAAATAAAGAATGATTTTGCAAGAAGTGATAGATTTTATAATTTACATAAATTAGGCAGTGAAGTATTTCAACCTGAAAAAGAGTCTTTAGACTTTGCATTTACAAGTCCACCATATTTTAATTGGGAACAATATAGTGAAGATGAAGAACAATCATTTAAACAGTTTAATAGTAATGAACAATGGAACAATGGGTTTCTAAAAAAGACAATAGAAAATGCATACTATGGTTTAAAAAAAGATAAAGTTATGGGTCTAAATGTTGCAAATATAAAATCACATAAAACTTTTGAAGATGATACAGTAGAGATTGCAAAGTCAGTAGGTTTTAAACACATAGACACATATAAATTACAACTTAGTTCACAAGAGTCAGGTGCAAAGTATGAACCTGTATTCATTTTTAAAAAGGAATAATTATGCAAAAACCAACTAAACTTGACAAACTATTATGGTTACTTGAAGAAGTAAGAATAGCAGATAAATTTATTGAAGAAAATGGACCTGAGGATATGGGTTATGTTCATACTGCAAAAAATTATATACAAGAAAGAGCAAACGATTTAAAAGCAGAAATTAATGAAGAATATGGGTTCAATGAAAGTAAAGATGCCTAGATACGATTTTGTAAATAAAGAGTCAGGTGAAGAACTAGAAAAGTTTTGTACATATGAAGAAAAACTTTTGTTCTTAAAACAAAACCCACAGTGGCAAAGCATATTTAAACAAATGAATATTATTGGTGGTGTTACTGTATCTGAAAAAGGTGATGGTGGTATGAAAGAGATTTTTAGTAAGATTGCAGAAAATCATCCTAATAGTGCATTGGCAAGTAGATATGGTAAAAAATCAATAAAACAACTGAAAGCAAAGAGGGCATACGACAAGCATAAAAAAAGAACTAAATAATAGTATGAAGAAACTATTATTAATCTTACTGTTAGTGTGTTTTCCAGTTAATCCTGCAACTCACTTTTCGTGGAATGAATGGATAAAAGAAACAGTTTTCGGTGAAGATATAATAGAAGATGGTAGTGACTTTATTCATATAGAGGCACCCTATCGTGCCCTAAACGGTGGCAATGTACCAATTAAGATATATACAAAGTCACCTGGTATAGTAAAATATACTTTGATAATTGATGAAAACCCAACACCATGTTGTGCGATATTTGAATTTTATAATATGCCTGCATATGTTGAAACAAATATTAGAGTAAATGCATACGGATATTTGAGAGTGATTGCAGAGGATAATTATGGTAATAAATTTATGACTACACAATTTATCAAGGCCGCCGGTGGTTGTTCAGCACCAAGTATTATCAAAACAAATAAAGTAAAAGGTAGTATTGAAGTTAAAGAACCATTGATAAAACCTGGTATTACAAAGTTTCAGTTTTGGCATCCTAATTATAGTGGTATGCAATTCAATCAAGTTACTAGAGCAGAGATACCTGCTGAATATATTGATGATGTTGATATTCATTTTGATGACTCATCATTTCACTACGAGGGAACAATAGGTATTGCAGAAAATGTTTATTTTGGTCTTGCGATAGACCAAGATGGAGATGTTACCGCAACAGATAATTTAGGTAATCAATTTTTACATTTAAAACAGAGAGAATAATTATGGCAAAAAAACACGATGTGAAACAAGATGATTTAGTTTCTATTAAACCAATAACAGACAATCAAAAAAAAGTATTTGAGGCATGGAGAAAAGCAAATAAAAACTTATTTCTTTTTGGGGCGGCAGGTACTGGTAAAACATTTATATCAATGTATCTTGCATTAGAACAAGTATTAGACCCTAGGTCAAAATATGAAAGTGTTATTATCATTCGTTCAGTTGTACCAACAAGAGACATAGGTTTCTTACCAGGTGATGAAGAAGATAAATCTGCATTGTATCAAGTACCATATCATAATATGGTTCAGTTTATGTTTGAACAAGCAAGTGATACGGCGTTCAGTATGTTATATGATAGATTAAAAAATCAAGGTAGTATAACATTCTTGACAACCTCTTATCTTCGTGGTATAACATTAGATAATGCAATAGTAATTGTAGATGAGTCACAGAATTGTAACTTACATGAACTTGACACGATTATTACAAGAGTTGGTCAAGATAGTAAAATAATATTTTGTGGTGACTTCTTTCAGACAGATTTAACTAAAATGTCTGAGAAAGAAGGATTACAAGATTTTATGAGAATATTAGAAAATATGAAAGAATTTGAAGTAGTAGAATTTACAATCGGTGATATTGTTCGCTCTGGTTTTGTTCGTTCATATCTCATAGAGAAAACTAAACAAGGATTAGGAGCTGGAGAATGAAACTATCAAAAAATTTTACAGTAAAAGAATACACAAAATCACAAACTGCAACACGACACGGAATAGATAATGAAATGAGTTCAGAACACAGAACAAATGCAGAAAGATTATTTGAAAATGTTGTGCAACCAGTTAGAGAAAAGTTTGGTGTAACAATCATTACATCTGGATATAGAAGTCCAGAACTAAATGCAAAGATTGGTGGTTCATCAAAATCACAACATTGTAAAGGTGAAGCAGTTGATATAGAATGTGTTCATGCATCAACTGAAGAAGTATCAAGATTTATTCACGATAATTTAGATTTTGACCAGCTAATTTTAGAGTTCTATACACCAGGCGATCCTAACTCTGGATGGACTCATGTATCATATAAAGATGGTAAAAATAGAAAATCGGTATTGACAGCAAGTAAAATAAATGGTAAAACTGTATATACAAAAGGATTAAATGTATAAATCTATTTTTATAAGTGATGTTCATTTAGGTACTAGAGGTTGTCAA